CGTCGTCATCCGGGATCTCCCATTGCTGGTTGTACAGGACCACTCGGCCGGCCAGGTCCAGCTGGCGCTCGAGGAGGCCGACGAGAACTTTCATCGTCTCCCATTCCTGCATGGTGGTGGGGCACTCAGGCATGTCGGTAGTCCTCCACGGCTTCAAACATGCTGTAGCCGGCGGCGCTGTAGTCCGTGCAGGCCATGAGCCGGTAGCCCACTCCGGTGATCTCCAGAATGTCTCCGACCTTGGTCATCAGGTCGTTCGTCGCGTGGATCATCCACCATTTCCACGCGCGCTCGCCTTCCGGCTTCATGGCGATCCGCTGCGCCGAAAGCGGCTGGATACAGGTCGCGGCCGTGGTCTTGCGGATCTGGCGGTGGGTTTCGCCCGCGACCAGTACGGTGCGTAGAATCTGCACTTCATTGACCTGCGTTAGGCCGGCGATGGCCGATGCCATGTTTGGCTGTGTGGTGGCCGGGAAAAGCGGCCGGCTGGCGGCGCTGGCGATGGGCGCGTTCATACGTGCACCACCTTGCTGGCAACGGCCTTTCGGAGTTCCCCGGTGTCGATTAGGATTGCGCTCGATCCCTTGGCTTCGATGGTCGCTTTGGAAAGCGGGCGCCACTGGCCAAATCCTCCAGTCTCGAAGGCGTTCTGGATCGTATTCTCCGCGCAGATTCCGAGTTTCTTCAGCGTGCTGGCCATCCCCTTGGTCGAGAGAGAAGAACGCCACCACGCGCGGCCTTTGCCTTCCACGGTGGGGCGAAAGTAAAGCATGATCGGCATGCGCAGCCAGGACCGGGCTGGGATGTTGTGGACTTTCGATCCGAATTCGTGGATGGCGCCGATCACCGGGTTGGTGATCTCGCTTTCCTTTCTTGCGGCCTTGTTCGGGAAAAGGCCAACGCGGACGCGCATGCTCTTGCTGGCCTTGATGGACCGGGCGAGGGCGCGCAGGTCCCCGATATCGAAGGAGACCTTGCCGGCGGCGTTGGTGGTGACGGTCTTCACGGCTTGGTCGGTCCGAAAACGGTGATCACGTTCCCGATCAGCTTCGGCAGCATGAGCTCGAGGTACAGCATGCCGTACCTGGTCTTGCTCAGAAGTGCCATGGTCGGGTTGGCCAGGATGCGTTCCGGGATGGCCACGGCGGTGGAAAGGTTGCCGGCGCTCTTGCTCTGCGTGGTCCATTCGCCTTGCCCTTGGATCCCCTGGGCGCTGCTCAGGAGGTTCGTAACGAGGTAGTGGGCTGCCAGAAGGTTGAACGCGTAGGTGTAGGTCGGCTGGTCGCCGAAGAGGGCGGCATTGAAGTTCACTCCGGCGGCCAGCAGGGCGGAATTGATGTCCGAATCCATGACCTTCGTGATGTCTGTCTGGTCCGACGCAAACGGGAAATCTCGACCGAATTGGGCCTTGAAATCTGTCGGCGTTGGATTCGTGAAAGGCATGGGTCAGACTTTGGCAGGAATGGGCTGCGCGACCTTGGAGGGGCCCGGCGGGCGGCCGACAGCGCGCACGATCTTGATCGGCGCGACCACGGCCGGCGGTTGGGTCACTGTGGCGGGCACGGGCGCCAGCGGCGTGATCAGCGGCACCGGGGCGGGCGTGGTCGGCGCGGTCCGGGTGGCGCGCTTCAGTTCCTCCTCGAGGTCCACGATCCGGCGCTTGGCGGCCTCCAACTCAATCTTGGCGGCGGCCAGTTCTTTGCGGCTGGATTCGCCCGAAGTCTCCGCGTCGGCCGCGGCGATGACCTTGTCCGGGTATTGGGCGAGCCAGATGGAGGCCACGCTCTCGGGAACGTTGCCGAATCCGGGGCGCAGGCGGTACTGGCCATGGACAAACGTGCCGGTGCCGCGGTTGAACAGGCGAACCATGGGGTCGGCCTGGGCTGTCGATGTGGTGGGTGCTTCGGTGGTTGGCATTGTGATCTTTCTTCGGTGGTGGGGAAAAGCCTGCCCGTGCGGGATGCCGCGGGCAGGCTGTGAATTCTTGGCTGGATCGATCAGGCGGCGACCGCGTGCGTGAACTTCACAGCCTCAAGCGGCCGATAATAGCCGACGCCGGTCAACTGGCCGTAGGCCACGTCCTCAAACGTGAAGTTATTCACCGTGCCGGGCTGGGTCGTGATCGGCCACACCGGGATGTCCATGCGGACGCTCTCCGGGTCCTTGCGGTAGAGCAAGTACTCGTTGAGGTTGATGCTGCGCAGGCTGTTGTTCACGGCCTTGTCGCAGTAGGCGTTCCCGATGATCTTGAAGTTCGGGTTGCGCGTAACGAGCTTGAACGCGTTGAGCAGGTACTCGATCTTGGGCATCGGGAACGTGCCAACCGTGCCGGGGGTGAGGCTGGCCAGGCCGAGCCAGTCCTGCATCGGGATCAGGAACGTGTCCGGGAGGACCGTGCTGTTCGTGTCGCCGAAGTAGACACCCATCAGTTTTGCCACGAGCGTGTTGAACGTGGCGGCGTCCATGTCGCGGAGGAATCCCGCGATCGTGCCGGTGTCCGTGGTGCCGACGTTGCCGGTCAGGAGGCCGGGCAGGTTCGTGTCGACCTTGCTTCCGAGGATGGCGAGCAGTTGCAGGCCAAGCTGCCAGTCCTTCGCGCGGGCCTTGTGCTTGGCAAGGATGATGTCCCAGTTGTTGGCCTGGATGGCCTTCTCGATGTCGATGATCGAGTAGTCGACTGCCTTGGCCCAGATGTACGTGGCCAGGCTCACGCTGTCCACGCTCGTCTCGCTGCGGGCCAGGCGGCTCTGGTTCGTGCCGGTCCGGATCAGGCCGCTCTCGAAATCGCCGGAGTTGCTGTAGCTCCGGTAGGTGAGGATGTCATCCGAGAAAGCTCCGTCGCCGACGGCGATCGGGACGATCTCGTTGATGTCAAACTCGTAGAACTTCTGCTCGCTGACCTGCTTCTTGATGAAGGTCAGGGTGTCGATCGCGCGGAAGTAGCCGGCGCCGTTCTCGGGGCTGTCGCCAGTCGCGTTGAAGCGGTCCCAGCAGCCGTTTTCCATCCGGCCTCCGCGGAAGATGGACAAGCCGCGCGTGTCGCGCATCGGCTCGGCCTCGATGACGGGCGCGCCTCGGTCATTGAACCGGCCAGTGTCCCTGTTGATGATGGTCTTGAGTCCCATGGTGAAAGTTGGTTGAATTAGTGTCTCTGTTTCTTTTTGGGTGAGGGTGCTGGGCTCAATAGGCCAGGAACGGATCCGACGGGCGAACTTCAACCCGGATCAGATCGTTGGCGGCGGCGGTCTGGTCGATGGCCACGCCGACCTGGTAGTCGGTGTTGTTGGCCACCGTGGTCACAAGCGGGTCGGCGCTGGCGGTCGCGGCCGTGCTGTTGACGTGGCCTCCGCGGTTGACCGCGGCCGAGCTCTCCAGGAACACGACGGTTCCGCGGCAACCGACTTCCATGAGGTCTCCGGCGGCGTAGACGTTCCTCCGTGCGTTGTAGAGGACGATGCCGTAGACCGGGCCGTCGGTCGGACCGGTGCAAACATCGACCACGATCTGGCCCTTGGTGGCCTTGGCGACGAGCTTGACGGGAGATCCGGCCTGCACGTATGCGTTTGTGCTGGCGGGATCGAGCATGACGGTCTTGGTGTTGGGCGTCACGGCCATGTCGACCATGCCGATGATGGGCGCCATGAACGTCTGGTTCTGATTTTGTGTGTGGTAGGCCATTGTGGTGCCTTATTTTCTGGTTGGTTGTTTCCCGTGCGTTCAGGCGGTCAATTCTTCCCGGCGGAAAGGGTTTCGAGGCTGCAGAGACGCTTCCCGCGCTCCAGCTGCTCAGAGAGGTTGCCAAAGCTGGCGAACGCTGCCGGCTGCGGTGCTGGCGCGTTGTTGCGGGCCTGGGCCAGCACGCGGAAGGAATCCTTGCCGGCGCGGGCGTTCTCCCGGTCCTTTTTTTCTTTCTCGTCGGCGTCCTCCTTGTCCTTCTTTTTTTTCTTCTCGTCGTCGTCGGCCGCATTCTTCCGGTCGGAGTCATCCTTGTCGGCCTTGGCCTTCTTGGCCTTCTCGTCCTCGTCGTCCTTGTCCTTCTTGGCTTTGTCCTCCGCAGCGGTGTTCGCGCGGAAGCCGGCGACGACGTCGGCGATCGTGACGGCCTTGCCGTCAACCTCGATCTGCGTCTCCGGGGCAAGCGAGTCTCCGGTCTTCGCATGCTGGCGGTGGAGTTCGACGAGATCGTTCAGGCGAACTTGGGCTCCGTCGATCGTGACTTCGGAATCGCCCGAGAGTTCGGCCTGGTCGGCCTGTCCGGGCTTGGCGGCTGTGTCCGGCGTGCTGGCCGGGGCGAGGATTTTCTTGATGAATTTGAACATGGCCGATCCTGGTTTGGTTGTGGTCTTCTCGTTGAGCCTGATGGCGGCGCCTTCGTACCGTGGGTTTTCCACGATTGCCAGGTGCTCGCCAACAAAGTCTAAAATCTCCCGGACGTAGGGGATGGCGTGCCAGTCGCCTCCGGCCTCGTTGGTCTCGGTGATGTGGTAGCCGCAGGAAACGCTCCAGCCTTCGTTGATGCGCTGGGTGGCTTCTCCATCCTCGATCGGTCCTTCGCACCAGTACCAGGCGTCTTCCGGGTTCCACCAGACGCGCTCGATCGTGCCCTTGGCCTCCTTGCCATTGTGGCGCAGGATCACGTTCTGGCCCACGAAGGTCCCGCAGCACTTGTCCAGCGTGGCCTTGCTCAGGTATTCTTTGTCCCCGCCTCCGTCTTCGTAGGAGACAATGCCGGGCTCGATGAAGCGCGCGGCGAACCGGCGGCCGGTGACTTTGGCGTTCTGGCGGCTGCCAAAACGAATCTTACCTGGCTCGGTGACGATCAGGTCGCCATGGAGCGGGCTGATCCGAGGTCCGCGCAAATGGCGGCCTGGGCTTCCAGTCGGGCAAGTTTGTTCATCCGCATTATCCGGGCGGCACCAAGGCCGGCGCGCTTCTGGTCGATCTCATTGATCTCCCTGCGGAGGTCGCGGATCTGTGAGGAAAGCTGCATCGACTTGGTTGTGTGGCTCGGCAATGCGGGTGGCATCGATCGATGTTTTGGGAAATAGGCCATGGGCGTGCCTTTGCAAACTAAATCGCTTATTCAAGAATGGGGATGGCCACGCAACGGCAGCGGAAATCCTCGCCAGGATTGTTCCGCGCTCCGGTTGCCTGGTCGGTGATCGGAGGGGTGTCGAAGGCGAAAACCTTGCCGTTGAGTGCGCGGTGATCAGGCCTCACGCGCTCATCGTGGCTCGTGGACCACTGGTAGCGCGTGCATCCGACGTCCTTCGCTCGCTGCTCGCGCCACTTGGAAACAAACAGGCTGGTCTCCTGCTCGGCGATGAAGTCGGCTTTGCGCAGGCTTATTCCTCGCTCCGCGGCGATCTCGCGCGCCAGTTTGTCGGGGCGGTAGCCGGCCAGCGCGTTCTCCTGGACTCTCAGGCGAAGGGCTGCGATCTCCTGCGCTGCCCAGTCCTTGATCTCCAGGTCGAGGTTGTTGACCAGCGTGGTCTTCAACACTTCGTCGATTTCCTCGGTCGGCTTCAGGTTGATCCCGATGTCCTTGTCGCCGACGTCTTCGATCTGCTGGACCAGCTGGTTCTGCAGGTCGGTGATCATCTTGTTGAATGCCTTCTGCAACGTCAGGCCGGCTGGCGCTTTCTCGACGTTCTCGGCGGCCGTGCCGAGGAAATCCGCGATCTTCCTGTGCAGGTCTTGGGCCTTCTCCGTTGCGTTGGCGAGGGCCGCGCGCAGGTCTGTGGGGATCTTCTCCTGGCTGATGGAGAACGTGCCAGCCTCGGCGTTCGGTGTGGCGCCGAGTTCCCGGAGTTCGCGGGAAACCCGGGCGTTGAATTCTCCACAGAATTTCCCGTCGG